GAGGCTGGTGGAGCTGCCGGCTTCGAAGCCGGGTCCAGAATACCCTCTAACATCTACTGATATACTTATATCACATACCCTAAGGAGAGTAAATAGTTTATAACGATTTTCCTATTGTGTGACATAATTATTACATTATCATTGCTATCATAAGCAATGTATTTTACTTTTCTATTGAGTTTAAAACTCTTGATCGTGAACATAGAGTTGGATGAGGGCATAGTGTAACACCTTCATTAAATCTTTTCTCGCATCTTGTGCAGAACCTTTTTTACCATATCTTTGTGCATACTTTAGTACATTTCCAATACAAAAACCAGTCCCGTGGCCACCATCAATAATAAATTCTGTTGCTTGGAATTTATCTTTGGCATAGTGCTGACCATATGTTGAATCAATATATTCTTTAAATTCTGCTATTAATTCACCTTCATTAAACTTATAATCAATCTCTAGGTTTTCTACTTTTTCTTTTTCCATATCCAAGTCTCCTCATTATCTTCATACGTTCTTCTTCAGTGTATGAAGTCCATTCTCTAATTTCATCTATCGTACGACCGCAGCCAATACATGTTTTTAATTCTATATCAATTTTACAGATTTGTCTACAAGGTGTTATATACATTAATCCCAAGTTCCGTCCCAAGTGTAGAAAATGTGTAGTCCAATAACTTTACTCACTTCCATACTTTTGGTCCAGTAGGGATTAACATAATTTGCATGATAAAATGTAGCACCATTTGTAGGATCTACAGTATTACCAATCATAACATCACGAGCAATTACCTTAGCTTGTTTCCATGCTTTTATCTCCCAAGGAGTTTTATCTTTTATTGTGTGTGTCCAACTAAATTGTTTATTCTGGTAAACAACATCACAAATAGTTTCAGGAAACTTATGATGATTAACTCTATTTAAAGTCACATGAGCAACTGCCATCTGACCTTCTATAACTTCACCTCTTGCTTCATGATAAACATTCATTGCTAAACATTCATGTTGCTTAGGATCAACTTCTGGTGTCCCAAGCATAGCAATGGATGCAATACCTGCCATAATACCCATTGTAATAATACCACTTGTTATGTTTATAAATCTGCTCATTGGTATTTATTAAAGTCCTAAGATACGTCCTGCATCTTCCTTTAAACCTTTTGTTGGATTATCACGAACAAACTCAGCAATCTGCTCAAAGTAAAATGCTGAGTCTGGTTGACCATCACGCTCAAGAACATTAGCACAACGTTCCATAAAATCAATAAATTCACGGAGGTCTATACGACCATCCGTGCCCATAGCTGCTTTATGTGTTTTACCAGCACGTTGCATTAAACTAACTCCTCATCAAATAGTTGAGTAAAACCAAAGTTTGCAACAAGAAACTTTTCTTGAGTTTCCATATCTTCGATGATATCACCTACAGAAACTGAAGCCATACGATCAGCAATCCGACGGATATAATCTTCAGGGCCAATGTTACCAACTTGAAACACGCCATTAAGATCAGGAGCAGTAATTTCTGCAACCAATGTATAAGACCAATCATTGAAAAGTTTTTCAGCCAAACCTTTAGGATCTTTACCGAAACCTAACTGGAAACGTTCGTCACGGAAGTCTGAACCTTGAAGCTGATATACACTAAACTTTTTCATAACTTTCTCCTTCATTTGATATATACATCATAAACTATTACAGGTCAGATGTAAACACCTAATTTAAAAAAAGTTTTGTTAGAAATCAATCACTTAAAATTTTTTTTGTCATGGTCCAAATTTGTTGGTCCGAATCCATTGCTTCCCATTGAATAATGTCGCCTTCTGACCAACCAACCTGATTTAACAGCTCATCAGGAAACTCAAAAAAGAGTTCCCCATTTGAATCCTTTTGGACCTCTAGTGTATATTGTTTATTATCCATATAGCATATCAATCTTTTTAATTCCAGCAACCCAATTTGCGGCTGCATCTCTTACATAGTGAATTGATTTATTCGGAAATTCTTCCGTAAAAAACATTCTATTATTTTCATCAAAATACTTAATATAAAACATTTCATTCTTTGAGTCAAAATGAATTTGACAATATCCTGTCTCATCAACCCTATTATAGGTATCCCACAATTTTCCCATTTATTCCTCCTCTACAAATTCCAAGGCTTTCGGATAGATTTTTCCGATGGCTTCTGCAACTGCTTTAGCCAGGTCCATGTGTTCTTGTTGTGTTCCGTTTGCTGAACGTAATTCGATGTAGTGAATCCAGCTTCGAATAGTCCCATTGACGTATAATCTTGACGGAGTGTTGCCTTCAGGCAATACTGCTCTTGCTTGTTCTTTTGCGATTCCATTTTCAATTGCCCAACTATATGCTTTCATGGCAGCATTCCATACTAAACGCTGATGTGTTTCCCACGATTGATGTAAATTTATATCATCTGTCATAACACTATTCTGACGATTTTTAGGATCTTGTAGTCTTGCTTTACGAATTACAACAGAGTCATCAAGATCCCTGATATCAGCATACCTTTGAGAAAACTCTTGGAATGAAAATGATCTGTGTCGGAGGAGTTGTCTTGCGATGTCTCGAGTGGTTTCGATTTCAATACAGGCTGATGCCATTTCGAATGGTGACCAGTGTTTATGCTTGATGAGATATTCAAGTAACTTTGGTGTTGTCTTGGTGTTAGCCTGGTTCGATGGATTGGAGACACGGGCGCAATATGCGATGAGGTCTTGGATGTTATCAAGCCCCTTAAATGCAGGTTCTCCTGAGTGGATACGACCAGTGGGTTGGCTATGGGATATGAGACGTGCATGCATTATTTACCTTGACCTCGATATTTTTTATATGAATTTTTCTTACTTTTATTCATAGATGATGTTTTCACATTTCCATTACCAATGGAGGTTTTCTTATTACCTTTTGCCATTTATATATCCTTTATTCTAATTTAAAATCTTTAAATCTTTCATTCACTTCAGATTTATCAAATGCTGGAGTATCATCAATAATATTACCAGTTGAGTCATCAGCATCCATAAGTTTCATCTTTGATCTATCAACATTGATAACAAATCTTTTATTTACATTTGGATCGTTATATCTATTCTTGAGCTGCTTTACCATAATCTGACCAAGTGATGCTAATTCTTCATTAGATATAAGAGCAAACATTAAGTCTGCAGTTGCTGGTAGACCAAATGATTCGGAAGTATCTTCAAGTCCAACATCTGAGTTTGAGTAACCACTACGAGTTGTCTGAGTTGCAGATACAATAGGAACATCAAACTCTACAGCAAGCCCACGAATCTCCTCAGCAATTGCTTTAATATATGAATATGAGTTAATAGAACCGCCCATACCTTTCATTCTACTTGATGCACAGATGTTAAGGTAATCAATAAAAATAATTTCTGGTACAAAGTTTTTCTTTAACTTTAATTCGTTTAGTAATGCACGGAAGTGATTAGCATGTGCTTGTCCAGTAGGATATTCCTTAATAATGAGTTTACCATCTGTACTAGATGCAATTCTATGAACCTTACCAGTCAGCATATCTTTTGATAGATTTTCTAATTGGTCGATTGGTGTGTCAAGAAGATTAGCATCAATACGTTCTGCAATTCTTTCTTCACTCATCTCCATTGTTATATATAAGACGTTTCTACCTTCTGTAAGTGCTGCAGCTGCAACGTGACACATAAACAGTGATTTACCAACACCAGTACCGGCAAGGGCAATATTAAGTGTCTTATTAGGAAGTCCACCCTTTGTAATCTTGTTAAAGTAATCAAGATCAAAGGGAATCCTTTCTTCTTGCTCATGGTAGAAATCATAACGTTCAGAGGCATTCTCCAAATAGTCGTGACCAATATTAGTATCAAATGATACAGATAGTGCTTTGGTGAGAATATCTGGTAGTGCATTCTTTGTAAGGCTTTGATGTTTACCATCAATAATAGTTATTGATTCCATGACTGCATTATAAACGGCACGGTCTTGACACCATTTTTCTGTAGTATCAAGTAACCATTTATCATCAGTCTTTTCTTTATTAAAGATTGATGGAATAATTTCTACTGCATGCTGGTACTGCTCATCATTAAACTTATCAGATTGATCGACCTCAATCTTAAATGATTCCATAGTAGGAAGTCGGTTATACTTTGAGACATACTTACCAACTTCCTTAAACAACTGACGATAAACACCTTCAAAGTAATCTGGTTTTACAAAAGGTAAAACCTTACGCATATACTTTTCATCTGTAAGAATATTGCGCAAGACAGTTTGTTCGATGTTTATGTTATTCACTTTTTATCCTCAGTAAGTTCCTTAATACGCTTGTATGCATTCTGCAATTGCTCTTGCAGTTCTCTTACATTATTTCTAAGAATTTCATTCTCTGTCATAGTTTACCTTCTTTACGCAATTGAGCACGAATCTTAGTGGCAGAAATATCATGAATATCATCTCCTAGATCATGCTGTGTAAATGTATAACCAACACCACGACCATAACTAATGTCAACAATGTTTGGTACCTTCATTATAATATATTCTTCACCGTAAGTAAACCCTTGTTTTGCAAGTTCTTTTTTAATATTTTCTTGAACAATATCAGAGTTAAATGGATTATCATCTTGAACCATTGTACGACCACCAGACGCATCCTCCGTCTGTGGTACCGTTCTAATCTGAATACACACTTGACCTACTTCCATAAGTGCTTTCTTAAATAAGGCAGTATGACCATCATGCCATGGCTGCCAGCGACCTAACATTTGTGCTGTTGGTTTAAAATGATTAAACATTGTATTTTTCTTTCAATCTATTTGCAAATTTTATAATTTCTTCGTCAGACATAAATCCTCTAATATGGTAGTCAACTTCTGTCGGACGTTCAAATACTTTATTTGTATTTTCAAAACGTCCTTCATCTATAGTATCCATCCAAATGGTAATATCTGCATTAAATTCTTTACGAGTATCTCCTGTAGGACAAACAAAGTCACAGATAACTGTGCGTGCCCTAACAGCTTCAAATGTAGCAATAGTATTCATACGTTCGGACTGACGTCTACGACCAGCGTCTGTAAAGTCCCAGTCATTTGCCATTTCTCTTACTTTATCCGCATTATACCAAGCAGAGTTTAAATGAATCTGTAATCTTTTAGCAAGATGAGTTTTACCAGCACCAGGTAAACCCATAATTAAAATTTTCATTCTTCTTCGTCCTCATCTTCTTCTTCAAACCAAGACTCATCAAAACCAAATTCTTCAAATAATTCGTTAAGGAGTTCGTCTTCCTCGTGTTCATTTTCTTTATATAAATCAGTTAAATCTTCATATGTATTTTCACCAGTATCTGATGTCCACTGACCTATAAAACTGACACCTGGTTCAAAGTAACTTAATCTAATATAAACATCTTCATTTTGTTCAGAAAATGTATTCATTGCAGTTATAGGTGGACCCCAGGCACTAGTGAACCAACCATAAAGAATAGCAGTTTTATCATCTTCCTCTTCATATTCAATACCTTCACCAGAAACTTCCCACTTGGTACCCCATGCTTCAAGAGCACCACCATAGGACCATTCGCCAATAGGAACCATTGCTTCCAAAAACTTTGGTTCTTGTTCGTTACTTATTGCTTCATAAATTGGTTTGAGGACCTCAATGGGTCCTCGTATTTCTAAATTATTATCACACCAGTTTGGCATTTATAACTCCATTTTCTGAATTTCATTAAGACTATGATCAAGAATAGCCATTAAAATTTCTTTTACTACTTCTTGTAATTCAAGATTATCCTCAGTAATACCTTCAATTGGAGAATAAACCAAATCATAGTTAAAGTTTAAATATTCACCATCATCACTTACTTTAATTGCACCAAAATTAAATACAGTCTCAACAAACTCTCCAGTTTTTATTCTAACATTCCAGTGATCTTGTTCTTCAACTGGAATAAGTTCATAATCAATATTTTCTTTCATTATACTTCCTCAACAATAGCATCCATATCAACAGTGGACTTATATCCAATGGAATATTGTTTCTGTATAAAATCTTTAAAGTCTGTATTGGTAAAAACTGGTTCCCAAAATTCATGCTCTAAAGTTTGATCATACCTAACTTTGCCACCAATCTCACCTGTCTCCATATCAACCGTTGCATACCAGCCATTGGAAGGTTTAACAACGTACCCACCAGCAAGAGCCACGTCAAGCAAGCCAGAATAACTGCGAACACCACCGTCCCAGGAAACAGTAATAGGAATTTTAGATTTCTCTTTAACATATCTGCTCTTTTCAACATTAATAACAAAATGATATCCTTGGATTTCGGTACCCTTTTTATCTTGTTGTCTACCTAGAATCCAAATATTATCGGCTGAATAATAAATGCCTGTTCCACCACCAACAATATCTTTAGGAAATAATCCAATCTCTTTATAAGTATGATTAATAGCGAGCATTGGAATATCTTTCATTGTAAGGTATGGCGTAGTCATACGGAACAAACCTTTCAATGCTTTAGCACGTGACATATCTGCAACTGATTTCTCATTAATAGCATCTTCCAATTCTTTCTTAGATGCAAGATTACCAATTGAGTCAATTACAATAATAACACGATCACCACGCTCAAGCCCCTCCAACTGTCCAATCAAATCAAATTTAAGTTCCTCAACATTAGCAATTGGTGTATGAAGAACACGTGATGTATCAATATCAAATTGTTGGAAGTAGGCTTGAGGTGAACCAAACTCAGAATCATAAAATAGCATTACTGAGTCTGGATATTTGTTCATATATGCTCCTGCCATAAGTAGAGCAAATGATGTTTTAAAATGTTTTGATGGACCAGCAAGTACAGTCATTCCTGGTGTAAGTCCACCATCAACGGAACCAGATAGTGCCACATTAATCATAGGTACATCTGTTTGTACCATATCTTTTTCTGTAAAGAATTTTGATTCAGATAAAATCTCTGTAGTTTTAATCTTTGAATTCTTTTTAAGCTTGTCCATAATTGACATTTTGTTCCCTTTCTCTGTCGTCTAATTCGTATTGTGAACGGTATGCATTATTAATTTTAATACATTCACCGATAATTGTAAACATATTATCAAAATTAAATAATGCTGCAGTATCTTTAGGGAAACATGCACCACCATAGCCTTGCTTACCATCTGGACCAGGAACTTTTGTATGTGAGTGACCAATACGAGGATCTGAACCAACAGCACGAATAATTTTATTAAAATTTACACCTTCTTTTTGAGTCAGATCATATAGCTGATTAAAGAATGTGACTTTCATTGCCAAAAAGTTATTTATTGCATATTTGATTAAACTTGCTTCTTTAACTGATACTTTAAATACTGGACAAGGATTACACAAACTATAATTCTCATATAACTTTTCAACAAAGTGTGTATGCATATCATTACCACCTAGTATATGAAACGGTGGATTTACAAAATCTTCTTTAGCAGATTTCTCTGTAAGGAATTCAGGATTATATACAATGTTAGTGGATTCTATAAAATCAAAAAAGTCTGGTGTAACTGTTGATTTAATAATTGTAATAACTTTTGATGTGGTTAATTTATCAACAACCTCTCGAAGAATACTATAGTTAATTGATCCATCAGCACCCATAGGTGTTGGTACTGCAACAAAGGCTGCTGTATATTGTGTCAAATCCACATCATCCAGTGAGTTACCATAAATTGGATCTACAATTGTTTTTTGTATATCTGGATGTTGAAATCCATAATCTACCGCTTTACCAACAAAGCCGTGACCTACAATTAATATCTTCATTTGCTTTCTCTTTCTACTACACGCTTGCGTAAATCACTACTACTAAAGCGATGATCCCTTTTATTAAAGTAAAGATTGATGCCTTTACGTTTACAAACATTTTTACCAGTAAATTCTTTTTCTCGATATTCTTCACCCATAATCTTAACATCAATGTTAAACATCTCAAGAATATCTACAACATCTGCTTCTGATTGGTAGCAGACTATCTCGTCAACATATTTTACACCAGCAAGTTGAACATATCTTTCAACCAATGTTTGTACTGGTGCATTTTTTTCTGGACGATCCAGTGAAGGATCTACTTGTAATCCACAAATAAGATAATCACACACAGTCTTTGCTTCACGTAGCATAGCAACGTGACCAGCGTGTAATAAATCAAATGTAGAGAATGTTATTCCAACAGTTGCCATTTTTCTATCCAATATTTTGATACAAGTGGTTCACCTTTTTGTGTAAGGCGATAAACTAATTCATCAACAGTAATATTATAATACATTGCGACATCTTTGTAAAGTGCATCAACAGTAGATTTAGTTGACATTATAATACTCCTTATACCAACTAACAAATTTAGCAACACCTTCTTTAATAGAGGTTGTTGGTTTATAACCAAGTTTTTGTATTTTAGTTGTATC